CACGTTGTGTCAAGCACCCGTGTCGCACACGCTTAGTTGCGTTAGTTGCCTTTATCCTGGCGAGGTCCCACAACCGGTATGGGGACGGTTGAGTGGCCTCGCCATCTCGTTTGAGCTGCCTTGCCAAACCCGCCACAACGCGCGCCATGCCGGCCTCTACAGTCTAGGGAGGCGTGTGCCCCAAAGGACCCCGGCGAAAAGTCCCAGACTTGCGCAGTTTTTTAGAAACAGAAGTTCTGAAAAACCTGGCGGAAAAACCGCAATCGTTTCCGGTACTTGTACCAATGCAAGGACACGGGTTCCCACGTCGTCCGCAACCGGGGACCGTGTCCCACCAAAATAAAGGCAACCGAACAAACATGGCTCCGCGATCCAATAACCCCGAAGATCACGCACTCGAGATCCTAGAAGTCGTCAACCTAATCGAGGACAAACTTGAGCAACTGAACGGTGGGAGCGTTAGTGTCTATGACGTCACAGCACTGTTGATCACGTTCACAATCCGCGTGTGCGCCGTTCGGAACGAGTCCTTCGCGGCGCATATAGCGCGCATACAACCGACTGTGGAGCGTGGCCTTGCACTAGTAAGTCGTACACATTTGACGCATGGCCAAACGATCGCAGTCCACGGCGCCGGAGTACACACCGGAGCGCCACGCAAAGATAACTGACGCGCTTCGTGTGGGCGTGTTCCCTGTCCACGCCGCGGCGCTTGCCGGCCTGACGCTGGACGAACTCGAGGAATGGTTGACGCTCGGACGTGGCGGCCGCGAACCGTACGCGCAACTTGCGCGGGACGTTGCGGAAGCGATCGCACACGACGTCCGGCGCAACCACCTCGTGATCTCCCGGGCGGCGCTTGGACAGTCACCTCCTACGGCGGACTGGCGCGCCGCGGCGTGGCTGTTAGAGCGCAAGCACCCGGATCACTACATTTTGCAAACGGTCCGCCAGCGCGCGGCCGGCGCGCCGCCTGTCGAACACGAGCGCCCGATCTCGCCATATCCCTCGTCCTGGCGTGGCGAGGCCTAGCGCATGGCGCCACGTGAACCGCGTCAGATCTCACTGGCCGCGCCTGTGCTCCGCTCGGAAGGACAAGCGCGGTTCCTTCAAGTCGTGGGGACGCTGGCGGCCATTGCGGCGGACCTAGGCGTGAAGTCCCCGCAATCTGTCGCAGACTGGCGCACGGGCGCCAAGGTCCCGGCGCCGGAGACACGCCAGCGCATAGCGGCCATGTACGGGATCCCGGAACGCGCCTGGCTCGTGTTGCCGGGTCATTCCCTGGACGACGCCTCCGCACCCACCGGCGCGCCCACCGCGCCCGGCGCCGCGTCACCCACGACGCACAAGGACGCCGCGCCAAGCACGTTGCAAGATTGCCTAGACTTGCTTGCCGTGATCCGGAAGGACCGCCAGCAACCCGGCCTGTTGCCAACCGAACGCGTTAGGCTGGCGGACGCGGAGGCGAAGATCCTCACGTTGCGCGCGCGCCTTGAAGGTTCACAGGAACTATCGGAGGACAGATACGTCAGACAACACCCGGCGTTTAGGCGATTTTGCGATCTCGTCATTGACGCGTTAGAACCTCACCCACTGGCGGCAAAAGCTGTACACGAGGCGATCCAACGCGCCTTCCGTGATCCGTCCAGTGGACTCGGACCGCATGCCAGATACGCGAGCACAGGAGCTGTCACTCCGGAGGCGGATACCTGATCCGGACCTGTGGACGTTCGCGGAGTCGTTTGATCGCCGCCTCGATAAGTTACTTGAACGCACATTACACATACAGTTCCCTAACCCGTTCTATCAACGGGACCCGGTGGCGTTCTGTCGCGATATCCTTGGCGTGGAACCATGGGAAAAACAGCGCCAGATCATAGAACTCGTCCGGGACCACGATCGCGTTGCAATATGTTCGGGACACAAGGTCAGTAAGTCCCACACGGCCGCGTCCCTGGCGCTCTGGTATTATTGCTCATTCCCGGACGCGCGCGTCGTCATGACGTCCACGACGTCCCGCCAGGTGGATCAGATCCTATGGCGCGAACTCCGCATGATCCGCGCGCGGTCCGGCCGCTGCGCAGAGTGCAAGGCGCGGGACCCGGAGGGACTGCTAATCAAGCGCCCGTGCGAACACAGCGCGTTGATTGAAGGCGAGCAAGGCGAACTCGCGCGCACAGGACTCAAGTCCGAGGACTTCCGGGAGATCGTTGGATTCACCGCGAAGGAATCGGAAGCGGTGGCCGGGATCTCCGGACGTAACTTGTTCTACATAGCGGACGAGGCGTCAGGTATTGACGATCTGATCTTTGAAGCTATCGAGGGGAACCGCGCTGGCGGCGCCAAGTTACTGTTGCTGTCCCAAGGAACCCGGAACTCCGGAGAGTTCTACGAAGCGTTTTATGGCAAGTCCAAGTTGTACGCCACCATGCGGATCTCGTCCGAGGACACGCCGAACTACCACGCGCGCAAACTAGTGATCCCTGGCCTCGCAACGTATGAGTGGTGCGAGGACAAAAAACAGGAATGGGGGGAAGCCAGTCCCCTCTACCAGATACGCGTCAAGGGGCAGCATGCGTTACAGGAGGAAGCAAAGATATTCACGGTTCACGCGATCTCACAGGCGGAACAACGCTGGCCAGGTATGGAGGCGGCCGGCCGGTTGTTCGTGGGACTGGACCCGGCCGGTGAATCCGGCCTAGGGGACGATACGTGCTTCGCAATCCGGCGCGGTATGAAGCTCCTAGCACTGCGCACACAACGCGGATTGAATGACGAGCAACACCTTGTCCAGTTGCTGATCCTGTTGTCTGAGTTCCGTTTGCCACGTGAAACACCGGTGGTTGTCCTGGACCGCGAGGGAAGGATCGGCGCGTCCCTGGCCGGCCGGTTGCGCAACTTTACGGAGATGAACCCGAACGCGTTCGAACTAGTCACGGTCCGCGCCAGTGACAAGGCGCAACGCAAACCGCACATATTCGATCGCGCGCGGGACGAACTGGCCGCGAACTTGGAACAATGGTTCCGTGACGGTGGCTCGATACCGGAGGACGTCAAGCTGGCCACGGAACTCCACGTGTTGGAATGGAAGCAAGCGATCAATGGCCGGATGAAACTAACCCCGAAGGACACGATCCGTAAGTTGATATCAAGATCCCCGGATAGATATGATGCGTTCGCATTATCAGCATGGGAACCCCTTAGCCTGTCCTCCGGTGACTTGCCGCCAAGCGCCGCCACCGCCACGAGGGAAGGCGCGGAGGCGGCGTCCCCGTACGCCGAACAAACGATCGATCCATACGGAGGCAACGAATGGTGGCGATCACGTTAGTCAGGAGATCACGAGGCCGGCGCTTGCTCGTGGCCGTGATCCAGCAAACGACGGCGCGCGAAGTGGCCGCGCGTTGCGGCGTCGTTCCTTCGTGCGTATCGGAGTGGTTGTCAGGTGACGCGAGGCCTAACCCGCGCGCCGCGGAGCGCTTAGCTAACACATACAGGATCCCTGTCGCGGCCTGGACAGTCCAACACGCGCCCACCGATCGTGACTAGCGCTCGAGTTCGCTGCGCACACCGCGCGCGCGCGTCAGCTTCGTGGCGTGGAACTAGTCAACGGGATCACACTCATGACTTCGCGGCTCCTAGGTCGTTCGACCTACACGCCGCCACCATGGTCCGCTGGCTCGATTGACATTGACGACGCGCGCCGGAATGTGAACGGCGGCCAGCTGCAAATGCCTACCGCGACACAATCGCGGTGGTACCTGGCGGATCTCGAGACAGCCGAACACAACGCGGACAACGGATCGTTGCAGCTTGCCGGGCGCCTCATGGCCGCGGCGCGGCGTGACGGCGTGATCTCCGGCGTCCTGTCCACGCGTACGTCCGGCCTCGTCCGCTTGCCGCGCCGGTTCCGAGGGGACCCGGAAGTCGTGGAGCAACTAAGCGTTGGACGGGATTCTGTCCGGAGCTTGTTTGACGAGATGTTTCCGCCGTCCGAACTCGCCTTACTGGCCGCGGACGGTGAACTGTTAGGCGTAGGCGTAGGCGAACTGTTGCCAGTGATCGGCCGGGACTTCCCCGTGTTTTGCCGCCTTGATCCGCAATACCTGCAATATGTGTGGGCGGAAAACAGGTGGTATTATCTCAGTGTGATCGGACGATTGCCGATCACGCCGGGTGACGGCCGCTGGATCTTACACACGCCAGGTGGCCGCGTTGCGCCGTGGAACAACGGGTTGTGGCGCGCGCTAGGCCGGAACTACATACGCAAGGATCACGCGAACTGGCACCGGGACAACTGGGAGTCCAAACTCGCACACCCGGCGCGCGTTGCCGTTGCGCCGAACGGATCCACGGAAGCGCAGAAGGATTCATTCTTCCGCAACGTATTGGCGTGGGGAATAAACACTGTATTCGGGTTGCCTGTTGGATATGACGTCAGGCTGTTGGAGTCCAATGGCCGCGGCGCGGACTCGTTCGTCCGGACTATCGAGGATCAGAATCAGGAGATCATCATAACGATCGCTGGACAGACGATCACAACGTCCGGTGGAACTGGTTTCAGTAATCAGGATATCCACCGCATGATCCGCGCGGATCTGATCCAGGCCACCGCGGACGGCCTCGCGTACACATTGAACACGCAAGGGATCCCGGTGTTCGTGGCGCTCCGGTGGGGACCGGCCGCAATCGAAACCAAGCCTTGCGTCATGGAATATGACGTCACGCCTCCGAAGGATAAAAACGCGGACGCGCTGACGATTCAAACGCTGGCCACCGCGATCCAGCAAATGACGACGGCGCTGGCCGGGTCCGGTCAGGAACTAGACGTCCAGGCGCTTACGGAAGACTTCGCCATTCCGATCAAGCAACCCGCGCCAGCGCCGCAACCCGGCCTCCGCCTCGTGGGCGGAACGGACGTGGACGACGTGGACGAGGCCGTGGACAACGTGGGTGGGACGCCGGACGCGACGCTGGACGCTGGCGACGTGGCCGCGCCGCCCACTGGCAAACCGGCGCAGGACTCCGCGCTAAACGGCGCGCAAATCGGGTCCCTGTTAGAAGTCGTCCAGGCGGTGGTTGCCGGCCTGATCCCGCGTGACGCCGCCAGCGCCATCATACAGCGCTCGTTCCTCGTGGACGCCGCGGAGGCGGACGCCATGCTGGGATCCGCTGGCCTGACGCCGGCCACGCCCACCGCGCCAGCGCCGGCCGTGACGGTGGCCGCATGACGCTGTCCAACGCCACCACGCCGGCCGCGCCGCTCACCATGGCCACACGCCTGTCCGCGCGGTTCGAGCGCCGCGGCCGGGTCGTAGCAATCCAGCCTGACGCCTTGCTTGAAGTGTTCGAGCTACGCGAGGCCATAAACCCCGGGTGGTTCATGGCGGCGGACGGGGCGGTGGCCGTCGTCCCCGTGTGCGGTCCGCTAACGGCGGAGGCGGACGGATGGTGGCTGTCATATGCGGACATAACACAACGTGTCCGCGCGGCCACGGAGTCCGGCGTGCGCTTCGTGGTCCTTCGGATCTCAAGTCCAGGCGGTGACGCGTACGGGTCCATGGAATGTGCTCGCGAGATCCGCGCCGTGTGCGCCGCGGCCGGCAAGCAACTGATCGCGTACGTGGAGGAACGAGCGTGCTCCGCGGCGTACGCGGTGGCGTGTGGCGCGTCCAAGATTTACTTGGCGCCGTCCTCGATAGTTGGATCGATCGGCGTGCTGGCGGTCCGGGACGACGTGACAGTCCGGAACGAGGCCATGGGGTTGCGCGTCGCACTGATCACAAGCGGCGCGCGCAAGGCGGACGGCAACCCGGACACGCCGATCACTTCCGAGGAACTAGTTGCACAACAGTTGCTCGTGGACGGCATGGCCGCGCTGTTTTTCGAACTCGTCCGGGAGGCGCGGAACGTGGACGCGAAGGCCTTACAGGCGGCCGTGTTCCTCGGACAGGACGCTGTGACACAGCGCCTGGCGGACGGCGTAACGAGTTTTGACGGGTTGTTAGTTCTAACAGCTAAAGGATTGACGAACATGACGGCTATTGAGGAAGCGCGCCAGGCGCTAAAGAAAGCGTCCGAAGGCGAAGGGCCGGACGCGGAGGCGGCAAAACGCGCGCTTGCCGCAATGGACGAGGACAAGAAACCGGAGGCGGAGGACGAGTCCGAGGACAAGCCGGCCGCGGAGGACGAGTCCGAGGACAAGCCAGCGGCGGAACACGAGGAACCGGACGGGGACGAGGCGCCGGCCACGCCGCCCGCAAAGGACAAGGCGAAGGCGGCCACCGCCACGGCCACGTCCGCGGCGTCCGCGTTGAAGCTGGCGCAACAGGCGCTCCGCGAGGTCCGTTCATACACAGCAACGCAAGCGAAGTCTGAACGTGTTGCGTTGTATGCGACGCGCCCGGACTGGACTCCGGAGATCCGTAAAGAGATGGATCAGATCCCACTGGCCACGGTCCGCACGCTGGCGGCAAAGATGGCCAAGCCAGCGGCGCAGACAGCCACGGCCGCGGCCGCGCTAGCAGCGGCCACCGCGGCGCCTACGCGCGGCAACGTCCCGGCAAGCGCGCCCATGCTTCCGCCGAACGAAGCGAACGCGCTTGCAATGCGTATGGGACTGATCGGTGAAAAGACCGGCGTAATCGCCAGCGATTACAAACTCCAACTAGGTGTATCCATCCCAGCAATCCCCGGCGCGCCGGGTGTGGAGGTCAACCGTGGCTGACAGAATGGTGACGGAGGCCGTGTGGGGATATCAGGACTTTGTGTTGACGTCCGCCGTTGTGGCGGAACGCGGCAAGCTGGCTTGCCTTGACACGGCCACCGGCCTCGTGACTAAAGGCGCGCCCACCGCTGGGTTGCTTCCGCTTGGCGTGTTCATGCAAAGCAAAACAGGTGACGGGATCAAAACGATCCAGGTTCAACTGTTTTATCCGATCAGCGCCAGGTGGTGGGACAACGATACGGCGGCCGCGTTCGTGGCCGCTGACGCCGGCAAGCTTGCCTACGTGAAGGACGATCAGACAGTCCAGAAAACGGGCGCCGTGTCCCTAGGCCTCGTCCTCCGCGTGGACGCCGCAAAGGGCGTACTCGTGTATTCGTCCTATCCATTCTTGCCGGACGCAACCGTCATTGCGGAGTGAGGTCAACTAGTCATGCCTACGATCACACCTCAGTTCCTATACGATCTTGAATCCAACATGCGGACGATCACGTCCAACGAGTATGGACGCCTAACGTCCAACTTGTGGTGGAACAAGATCGCCAAGACAGTTCCGAGCATGGCGTTGAAAGAGCGCCTGTCATGGTTGCTCGACACAGCGCGGATCCAGCGAACCGGCCACGGTGGCAATATCGAGTTCGAGGATATCGTCGCGTTGACGACAGAGGTCGAGAATCTCAACGCCGCGGCCGGGTTGAAGATCAAGAAAGAAAAGTTTGAGGACGTGGACGGCAACGGGATTGATTACGCGGCGCAGTGGTCGCGGACCGTTGGATCGTATGCCGCCTATTGGCCGCAAAAGATGGTTGCGCAAGCGATCCTGGCTAACCCGCTGGGATACGACGGCAAGGTGTATTTTGCCACGGACCACCCGTTGAACCCGTTCCGCGCCACGCTTGGAACCTACACGAACTTGTTCACAGCTGGATCGGGTCCGGGCGCGTTGCCTATCGACACGAGTGTCAGCGTGGACGTGGCCGTGGCGAACGTCGCGAAGGCGATCGCATACATTGCGACGATCAAAATGCCGAACGGAGAGGATCCGCGGTTCCTCCGCCCGGCCTACTTGTTCGTCCCTCCGGCGCTCGTGGCGCGCGCGCAACAGATCACTAACGCCAAGTTCATTGCACAGGCGGCCACCGCTGGCGGTGGTTCCGGTGACGTGGAAGCACTGATCCGCAACTTCGGACTCGGACAGCCTGTGGAGGTGACGGAGCTTGCGGCCGGTTACGTGGGCGGTTCGGACACGACTTGGTTCCTCGGAATGGAGGACATTCTGACGAATGAGCTAGGCGCCTTTTCCTACGTGAATCGCGAAAGTTTCAGCGTTTTATATTACGGGCCTCAGAACGACGCACAGCTGGCGCGGATCCGTGAGTTCCAATGGACCACGGAAGGACGTAACGCTGTGCTGCCTGGCCATCCGTATCTGTTGTTCAAGTGCTCTGCAACGTGACGCGCTGACGACGTGACGGCGTGGGTGTGAGGTGGTGACACGCGGAGGTGAACCGTGGCCGGGACAGTTGCGTATTTAGACCTAGCGGAGTTCAAGCTAGTCAGCGTTGTCCCGGCCTCGTTCATTGACGAGGTGGAACTCCGGACTCCCGGGTGGGTGGATCGCCGCCTACTCATGGCGTCCAGCTTCATAGATGCGCGTTTGTGCAAACGCTATGACGCGCCGTTCAAGCTT